TGGGTAAGGCACACCAACTGCCGTCAAGCCAATACTTACAATTGTTGGAATAGGATTTTTTGCTATGGCCTTTGCAGTTGCATAAAGAGATGCCGCAGTTTTTACTGTGGTGCTTTTTGCAAACTCAGCGACTTTTTTACCAGCGTTAACAACTGACGTTCCTGCGCTTTTTGCGCCTTTTAGCAAATCTTTGACATCGCTAACAACAGCATTACCAACGTCTTTTAAAGTTTGTAGTGGGTTTGATATAGCCTTAACAGGGTCTTTGACTATATTTACAAAGGTGGAGAACATTCCCATTAGGCGCTCCTTGCACTTGATGTGCTCACAGCAACTTCGGCAAATTCATCATCGTCGCCAATAATGTCTCCAATCTCCACATCGTAACCAGCATTTTCTAAAAATTTTATAGGTACTGTATGGGTCATATAAGTTGAATAATACTCGTAGCCAGCCAATCGCAAAGCCTTTGCAAACTCAACAAAATTCTTTCCCTGCAACAGTGGCGGGTCTACAGTAAAAACATACCCAGCGGCAATTTTGTCCACCTTTTTAAAAATAAAAATTGTGTTGTTTGAGCGAAGCGATCTCCACTCTTTTGTTTCAGTAATTTTTTTGTAAATGTCCATGTAGACATACAGCCAATCCTCGCCAAACATTTTTGTTGACTTGGATCTTTTGATAATGTTTTGTACGGTTTCTTGTTTCATGAACGTGCAGGATTGACCGCCCCCACTAAAACAGTGGCCCAATCAGACCAGTCATCAAAAAGATTTGGGTCTGGCACAGCTTCTCGCGCAAACGAATCAATACCTTTCAATCCATTACCCCAAGATTTCCAATCGGTAAATTCATTGGGTATTGTCAATTGCTGGTCGGCATATAACTCGCACATCAAGCTTGCCCACGACGTAAACGTGTGATATCTCGGGTCATAAACCAGCGGAGGAATATTACTCGTAGCCACGTACATCCCCTATGGTTGCGCTGACTAGAACGCGGCCTAGCTGATAATTTCCACCCGCCACGTTTGATGTAAAACGCAAGCGCAATTCGCGCCTTTGTTCTTTCATGTCAATCTTTGAGGTTGTGGGTGAAAAAACAAATACTGGCGACGTGGCATCTTGACCTTGCGCATATGGCCGTCCAGTTACTACCAACTGCATATCACCAGATTGAACAAAGTCAGGCTCAAGTCTTTCAATTCTTAACCATCGATTTAGGCCCATCGTTGAATTTTCATTAGGGCCGCCAGCCACCCATCCAAGGTCGCCAGTCTCAAAGAAGCTTTCAATGGCGTTGATTTGTGTGTTGGTGACACTGTCAACACCAAACTCGTGCTGCCAAAGGCTCGTAAAAGTCATCAGCGTATCAACTCTAATGGTCAGTCCGCTGCCAACTGGAAGCGTTGCGCTCAAAGAGTCAAACACCTCGTAATTTATTCCGCGTGAAAATATTGTGATGCTCGTAACAATTCCGCCAGCAACAACAAAGTTTGCGCTTGCGCCAGTTCCTGATCCGCCAGTCAAAGGAATTGATGGGTAGGTGCCATTTGTGTACAGCGTGCCACCGTTTGTAATGGTTGCAGTTGATACGCCACCGACGTTAGTTGGCTCATGCCCTGCGTTAACTGGGTAATGAAAAACTTGAGAGAAGTATCCAGCGCTTCTACGCGCTCCTAATGCTTGACCAGCGTCATACCAAATTCTTTCACGAGTGTTGTAAATAACGGCATCGTTGCATTCGGTTGATTGACCTCGCGGATAAAACCACCAAATCTCCCCATACCGAGGAACTTTCATGGCATAATCTGTTTGCCGCTGATCGTAATTTAAATTGTCAAAGAAATAGTTTTGGTTAAATGAATTTGGTATCTCCATCACCGTTCCGTTGTACAACAGAAAACGGTCACTTCCGCACCAGTAGTACACGCCGTCATATTCAATCACAGACTGAGAAGACATGATGGATGACTGCGAAGAGATTACGTCATAGCGCCAATAAAAGGTTGTGCTGGTAGCGCCGCTTGTCGTTATGGTTGGCGTAAAGCTAACCCTGATCAATGAGTCCAAAGACCAAAACAAACCAGATGGCGCGGCAGAGCCACCTCGCACAGGCAAGCCCTTAACGATTTTTGTGGCCGTAATGTTTACCTCGTTCGCTGTTGGCGACACCCAGTCATTTAAATTTGCAGGCCCAGAATTTTTTATCAAGCCGTAATTTCCATATGTAAACAGATACGGGTAAAGCATGACTGCGCCACCTGATACTGATACGTTGTTGTCTACGGTAATGGTTACAGTTGCCGAAGTTGTGGCGGCGTTTGAAATGACGAACGTAGTTGCATTCGTGATTGCTGTCACAGTCGTATTTGCTGGGATGTTTGAACCAGTTATTGTTTGACCAAGACCAATCAAGGTCGTGGAGGCCACAGTAATCGTTGTGGTGGCGTTTGTGGTGGCGGACAACGTAAATACGCCAACGGGGGAAACGCTGCTGCCAGCCGCTGGGCCAAACAAAACTCTTGTGTTGACGGTGCTGTCAATGTTGTTTAAATTTTGACCTGCATGAGCAATCAGGTTTTCGTTGCCAGTTCCATCCGCATCAAAGGTTGCATCAAATTGCCATAAGTTGTTTGCATTTGACGTAAAGCCAGACAACGTGAAATCCACAACGCCAGATCCAATGCCTTGCTGGTCAATGGTGATTGATTGCAAACCATCAGCGTATCCGCTGTAGATTGTGTTGAAACCGTTGTTTGGCTCAACAAACAAGCCGCGTGAGGGGCCAGCCAAGTCGGCGGTTATTTGACGATAACCACCTATCTTGCGAGGGCGACCACGCTGGAATCTAACCCATGCCCCGTTGACATAAAACTCATGGTCAAAGATTGTTCCGTCTCTTTGTATGCCAGCTTTTGTGTCTAACGAAAATATTTTGTCGGTCATTAGAAAGACCCGCCAGATACGCCGCCTGTGAAATTGCCCGTACCCGCAACTTCAAATCCAGTTGCGGTGACGGTGGTTCTTTTTGTTCCCAAAATGGAGATGGCAAACTCGCCCGGGCCCGAGCGGAAGATACCCGTGTTTGTCTCAGACGCAAAAAACGCGGCTGGGTTCGAGGCAGATCCATCGATGAACGATACTGCCGTACCCACAATCGTTGTGGTGTTGGCATTTAAAAAGTTCGTTCCGTCACACACTACCGTCGCTTGCGTTCCCGCTGGAACCACCACTGTCAATCCAATTGTTGTTCCAACCGTTACCGTGTATGCCCCAGAGGTTTGATTGCTAATCACATACAAGTTGACTACTGGCGGAAAATATACAGTTACGTTACCAGTAAGTGTTCCAATAAACGTTTGAATCGTATTGGATGCTTCCGAGGCGGTTAGCGTGACCGTTCCTGATGTCAGTGATTTTGTTGTCGCGGTAAAGTTGAACAAGGTGCTAACACCGTATCCCACCGTAATAAAACTTGTTCCGTTGCAAATAATGAAAGCAGACTCTGATGGCGCAAACGCTTTTGAGGTTGCTGCGTCCAAAAGTTCACTAGACGTGGTCGTCATGTTGACAACGCCAGTCCCGTTATTTTTAAACAGGCAAAACCAATTGTTGCCTAAGGTGCTTGCAAGTGGCAGGGTCACCGTGGTTGTGCCGCCTGATGAAGGCCACTCTAATACTTGCGCCCTGTTAGCACCGCTGAAGACGTATGAGGCGGTCAAACTTGTGACTGGGTGGCTTTGATTCAGGGTCAGGCCTGAAGCCAAGAGGCCGTAACCAGCCAGCGTAGCCGCATTGGCGGTGGACGTGCCAGCGCCAAAGGTAAACACGCCCCAAGTGCCGTTTGCCGTTGAGTTGTCGGTTAGGTAGATGTAGGCCGCGACGCCGGGCAAAATCGTCGTGATCGTGCCCAAATTGGTATTCGTAACCTCCAAATTGACCGCGCCCAAATTTCTAATCAAGGCATCCGTACCAACGGACGTTTGACTTGCTGGAGGCATCAGCAGCTTGTACGCAAAGTTTGGCGTTTGGATATCCATGATGCGAGCGGCAACATTGGAGGCATCCGTACCGTTTGCAGGCCACGTCAACTGTAAAGATGCCGCTAGCGTATAGCTGACATAACTTACATCCGTAGGGACTACGACATCCCCTGTAAATGGTGAAATATATGAAGTCATGAGTCGAGCGCTATTGCTTGTCGGTCACCAACCCGCGATTTGTCTTCTTCCTTCAATGCGGTGATGATTTGCGAATACTGTGCTTGCCACATTTGTAAACGCTCGTCGTTTTTGAGGAAGGGCATTGCTTGCAACAATGTGCCATACAACATTGCCTGAGGGGCATATTGCGTAAACCAGTTTGTTTGATTGGTGCTGTCCAGTGGCTGCACGCGCTCGTAATAGCTGACTTCCATTGAGTAAGCCAAATCAGGCGTGGGTGCCACCAACCAATGCGTGTAATC